TAGAAAACACGTGGTTATCAGCGTCAGATAAGACTACTCTTAACAATGTTAATAGCAATATATCAGCGATTAATACTGTTAATAGTAACATGTCAGCTATTACTACAACCAATTCTAACGCTACAAACATAAACACAGTAGCAACTAACATTGGGTCAGTAAACACAGTTGCAACAGATATTACAAAAGTTATTGCAGTAGCTAATGATTTAGCAGAAGCAGTTTCAGAAGTAGAGACTGTAGCTGATGATTTAAACGAAGCAACATCTGAGATAGATACAGTTGCTACAAACATAGCTAATGTTAATACAGTAGGTACTGGCATTGCTAACGTAAATACAGTAGCAGGTATATCAGCTAACGTAACTACAGTTGCAGGTATTCACGCAAATGTTACTTCAGTAGCAGGTATAAGTTCAGCAGTATCAGCAGTAAACAGTAATGCGACTAATATTAATGCTGTAAATTCTAACAGTTCAAATATTAATACAGTTGCAGGTTTGTCTTCAGCAATATCAACTGTAAATTCTAATTCTAGCAACATCAATACTGTTGCAGGAAACAATACAAACATTAACACAGTAGCAGGAGCAAATTCTAATATTACAGCAGTAGCAGGTGGTATTACAAATATTAATACTGTAGCTACAAACTTAGCGGCAGTAAATAATTTTGCTGACGTATACAGAATTGCAAGTTCAGCACCCACAAGCTCACTAACTTTGGGAGATTTATATTTTGATACAAGTGCAAACGAATTAAAAGTCTACAAATCTAGCGGTTGGGCGGCGGCAGGTTCTACAGTTAACGGAACAAGCAACAGGTTTGAATATACTGCAACAGCAAATCAGACAACATTTACTGGTTCAGATTCAAATTCAAAAACTTTGGCGTATGACGCAGGGTTTATAGATGTATATTTAAACGGAGTTAAACTTGCAAATGCAGATTATACTGCAACTTCAGGTACTAGCGTTGTATTAGGTACAGGTGCTTCAGTAAATGATATTTTAATGATTGTTGCTTATGGTACATTCCAATTAGCTAACATATCAATTAAAGATTTAACAGATACACCTTCAGGATTTGGTACAGCAGGACAAGCATTAGTTATGAATAGTTCTGCTAATGCACTAGAATTTGCCAATGCTTCTTCAGCAGAAGTATATGGCTTTGAAACTAACTTTAGTCCATCAACTATACACATAACTGTTACAGATAGTGGCGGTAAATATGTTATAGATGGTGTGTCTCAAAAAACATTAGAATTATACGAAGGTAATACTTATGTCTTTACACACCCTTCAGCACACCCATTTAGATTTTCTTCAGATAGTGGTAATTCAAGTGCTTATACTACAGGGGTAACTGTAAATTCATCAACACAAGTTACAATAGTGGTAGCATCAAATGCACCTACTTTGTATTATTATTGTTCATCTCATGCAAACATGGGTGGACAAGTAAATACACCTGTTCCTGCTGACAACATTTTACAGGTTACAACAACAAATGGTGGTACTGATAATATTTCATCAACAGCTTATGAAAATTTTGATGAAGTGCAGTTCGCCGCAACAGGTTTTGTTTGGTCGTTAAACGCATCAGGCAATTTAATAGCAACAGTCTAACAAATAAATAATAGGAGAAAAACACAATGGCAACAATAGACTTGGGTAAAATTTCATTTACTCAGAAAGGTACTTGGGCATCAGGTACAGCATACACAGCAAAAGATGTTGTCCAATATACTGACGGAAACGATACTTCGTCTTATGTTGCGATTGCATCTTCAACAGGACAAGCACCATCTACAAATGGTACAGTTAATTCAAGTAACTGGACAATATTTGCAAAAGGTGCGGCTATAGGTTCAACATATCAATCAACTTTTGTAAGTGGTACAACTTACAAAAAAGGAGATGTTGTTCAATATACAGATGGAGATATAACTTCTTCGTTTGTATATGTTAATACTACACCTGCTTCAGGACAAACACCTGCAACTGGTGGAACAGTTAATACAACATATTGGTCTTATTTGGCTAAAGGACAACCACAAACTTTTAGTCCAAATGATTTACAAAATGATATATCTACACTTGCAATAAGACAATCAACAAATGAAGATAAATCTGCATATAATACAAATTCTATGTATGTAGATGTTTTTCAAGATAGTACAGGGATAACTAATTTAACAAATACTCAAAGAAGTTCTGAAGAATTTGTTGGTTCAGTTATTTCAAATGCTGATAGTTCTTATTCAAATGTTTATGGAATTTTTGAAAACAGTTCAACAAACGAAACTAATAATCAATCAGGTGCGGCTAGTACAGAAGCTTTAACGATGAACTCTCAAAGTTTTTCAACAGCAGTTAAAAAGTTTGGCACTCATAGTATTGCGTTTCCAAGTAGAGGTGCGTCTTCTAACAGTAGTGTTAATTTTAACCCAAGTGGTTTAGGAAGTTGGAAAACTACATCTAATCTATACACTTTAGAAATGTTTATTTATCAGACAAGTAGAAATGCAAGTCAAGCAGATGCAAATTATGATGATACTGCTATTTGGGCAGTTGGTGATACTTACAGTTCTATAAATATTGGTAGCACAGGAAAAATTAGAATGAACCAATATAACACTTCATCAGTTAGAACCTTTTATCAATGGGATAGCAACTACGTTTTACCTTTAAATCAATGGGTTCACATGATTTTTGTTTGGGGTAGTAGCACAATTAAATGGTGGGCAGATGGTGTGTATAAAGGCTCTATTGCAAGAATTGCGTTAGATAATGCCGCACCAGATGGCATGAGAATTGGTGCTTCATCAGGTGGAGATGCGGCAGGTAATTTTAATGGTTATATAGACAACATAAGAATAACTAAAGCTGAAAGATATACTGGAACAGACAACATAGCTGTACCAACAGTAGAACATTATCCTAATGGACAATTTAATAATGCAACAGGTTCATTTGAAAGTAATGCAATTACTGCTGATACAACCACTTCAAAAATGGGTGCAGTTGTTACGTATCAAGACCTTAGTGGAACAAACACATTAAATACTGATATTGTTTTAAAATTATCAGCAGATAATGGGTCTAATTACGCTACAGCTACACTTGTTGCACAACCTAACTTTGCTACTGGAACAAAACTAGCAAAAGTTAATGACGTGTCTGTAACAGGTGGTACTCAATTAAAATATAAACTTGAGTTAGCTAATCAATCAGATGGTTCAAAGGTTGCCAAAATTCGTGGCGTATCATTAATGTATTAATAATAAAATACTTAAAGGCTAGGTAGAAATATCTAGCCTACAAAATTCACAACAACAAATTATAGGAAATAAATAAATGACAAAAGCTAGAAACTTATCTGATTTGCTAGACGCAAATGGTATTGTAGATAATGCTAAAATTACATTAGATGCAAATGAAATACCAAATTTAGATGCTAGTAAAATCGTAAGTGGCGATATTGCTTCAGCTAGATTATCTTTAGCAACAGAAACTAAACCAACTGTTTCTAGTGTTTCTCCAAATGTTATTACAAATGATGCAACAAATATTGTTATTACAGGGCAAGATTTTACAGCTATTCCAAGAGTAGATATAATTAATACAGCAACAGGTATTTGGTATTCAGTAAATACAGTTACATACAATAGTGCTACGCAACTAACAGTTAATTTAACTTTAGCAGTTGATGCAGGTACATATAGAATTAGAGTAGAAAATCCAGATGGTCTTGCAGGTTTATCTAGTGCAAACTTTTTAACAGTTTCAGATTTACCTACTTGGTCTACAGGTGCAGGTTCTTTAGGAACAAAAGCAGGAGATTTTTCTGGAACAGTAGCAACAGTATCAGCAAGTGGAGATACTATTCGTTATACTGAAACAACAAATGTTTTAACAAATGCGTCTTTAGCAAATTGTGCTTTAGATAATGTTACAGGAGCAATCACAACAACAGATTTTGATGGTTCAAGCACATCAGCAAGAACTCACACATTTACAATTAGAGCAACAGACGCACAAGGTCAAACAACAGATAGAGAATTTAGTTTATCTTCATCTTATTTTACTTCAGCAACTGTATCATACCTAGTAATCGCAGGTGGCGGTGGCGGTGGTGGAGATGGAGAAACTGTTGGGGGTGCAGGTGGCGGAGCAGGAGGATATAGAAATTCTTATGCCTCTGAAACATCTGGTCAAGGTAGCTCAACTGAAACTCCATTAACTTTTAATTTAGGAACAACATATACAGCAATAGTAGGAGCAGGTGGAACTGGTCATACATCAAGAACAAACAATGGTTCTAATGGTGGTAATAGTAGTATAAGTGGTTCAGATATAACAGATGTAGTATCTATCGGTGGCGGTAAAGCCGCACACACGCAAGGTAATGCAGGATTTTCTGGTGGTTCTGGTGGTGGTGGTTCTTATGGTCAAGCAGGTGGAGCAGGAACATCTAATCAAGGATTTGCAGGAGGTAGTGCATCAGCATCTGGAGGTAGTAATTCTTCTGGTGGTGCAGGAGGAGGAGCAGGTTCAGCAGGTGGTAATAGTTCATCAGGTTCTGCACCTAATGGAGGTAATGGTTTAACTTCATCAATTACTGGTTCTGCAGTAGGCAGAGCAGGTGGTGGTGCGGCAGGTTCTTCTGCAAGTTATAGTCAAGGTTCAGCAACATCTGGCGGTGGTGCGGCAGGTGCGGCAGGTGGCAATAATAATGGTGGAAATGGAACTGCTAATACTGGTGGTGGAGGTGGAGGTTCATCTACTTCTGGTAATAATCATTCAAATGGTGGTAATGGTGGTTCTGGAATAGTTATTTTAAGAATGCCAACTACTGCTTACAATGCAAAAACTGGAATAACAGGAACTTACTCAACTAATACATCTGGTTCAGATACAGTTATTAGTTTCACAGCAGGTACAGGAACTATATCATTCTAATGGCTAGAAAAAAGATAACACCAAAAGAGTTTAGCGAAGTCGCTACTGGTGTTAGACTTTCAAGCCATGAGAAACTTTGTGCTGAACGAATGAAAGTATTAAACGACAATATAAATGAATTAAGAAAAGAAGTTAAGAGTTTAAGAAATGATGTATCAACAGGTAAGGGTATGGTAAAAGTATTAGTATTTTTAGGTACAATTATTGGAACAATTATTGGTGTATTCCAATTTAAGTAAAATGATTGATAGATTTCTTTATAGTTTTTTTGGCTTTCTTGATAAAATTATAGAAAATATTGAAAACTTAGTTATATCAAAAAAGAAAAAGAGGAAAAAGTAATGTTTAAAATAACAGCAATACTATGTGTATTAGCAGTAAATGGACAAAACTTATGTTTAGAAGGTGACTTACCTTTAACAAAACAATTAACAAGTGAAGAACAGTGTGTAAATACTGTGTCTTCTATTGGTATGTCAGTCCATGAAGAGTTTATGAAAAGACAAATAGTAATATCAATGCAATGTAAAAAAATAGGAGAATCAGTATGATGATATATGGAGAAACGCCTACACAATGGAAAAACCATGTTGTAACAAAAATTAAAGATAACAAAAAAGTATGTATAGCTTTTGCTATATGGTCAATAATATTATGGTGGATATAAGATATGCCATTTGAAATGATAACAATGTTGGGCTCTACCGTTCTTGGTGGAGTTATGAGCATCTGGTCACAAAGTATTAAAGCAAAACAAGCAGAACAAAAAATGCTTATACAAAGAGCAGAAGTACAACAACAAGGTTTTAAAGAAGCTAGAGAATATGACAACAAAGGTTTTCAGTGGACTAGAAGAATTATAGCTTTAACTGCTGTCTTTGCAATTATATTACTACCTAAATTAATGCCTATATTTCAACCAGATGTAAGCGTAATTGTAGGTTATTTAGAATTTAAACCTGCATTTTTCTTTATACCTGAAAAAGAAATAATGAAATGGGTAACACTATCTTCCAATAGTTTAGTTATTACACCTTTAGATACTAACCTAGTATCAGCTATCATAGGTTTATACTTTGGTGGCTCATTAGTTAAGAAGTAATTAATATGAAAATCTCACAAGACACAGCAGTAAGTATGCCTATTAAAAATATGATAGGTATTATAGCAGGTGTTGTTATGGGAGTGTTTGCATATACAGAAGTTACTGCAAGATTAACAAGTTTAGAAACGTCAAGAGAGTTAATGAACTCTGATTTACTTAAAAAGAGTGAACAAACTACTACTGATTCTGAACAATTCATGCTTTTAGAAGAGCTATATAAAACTGTAGAAAAATTACAGAACACACAAGAACAAAATATGACTAATAAAGTTAATATTGAGTTTACACAAAAACAATTAGAAAAAGCTCTTGATGATATTGAAGAATTAAAGGATAAGGTAAGAGCAAATGGGAAGAGTTACTAAAAAAATTGTCCAATATATCAATGATATGCGTAAAAAAACAAAGCAAATGGGTTTTGTTAAAGACTTAAAAAAAGAAGTAGAGATAGGTGCTAACGGCACACAAAAATATATAATTAAAAAAGGTATTAACAAAGGTAAGATAATATGATTGAAACAGTTATTGCTTTACTTATGATTGTTAATGGTGAAATTAAAGAACACAGAATACAAGATAGTATGTCAAAATGTTTAAAAGGTAAAAGAATTGCTATGCGTTCAAATACTGGTAACAATGTAGAATATCAATGTATTAAATCTAAAGCAGAAACAGAAATATACATGGGTGAAAAAAGTATTAAAACATTAATATTAAAATAACTTAGGAGCTCTATGGATAAAAGTCTTACAGACTTAATACAACCAAGCAAAGACGACATTATAGAAAATCAAAAAAAAGAAATAAACGAATTAAAAAAAGATAAAGAAAAACTACAACGAGAAGTTCAAAATGAACAACAATCTCGTTTAATGGAATATCACACACCTTAATTATGGCTAGAATAAATTTTAATCTTGTAGAATTACGAGATAAACCTAAGAAGAGAAAAGGAAGACATGCAAAAAGACCAAACAAAAGAAGCACCTTCAAAAAATACAACGGACAAGGTCGTTAGTATAGATGATATTGTCAAAGAATTACCAGAGTTATTAGTTAAACACGCATATACAAAATTAAAATCAGGAGAAGAGCTAACCGCTTCAGAAATGAAGGTATGTTTAGAAGTCTGTAAAACTTATAGTACAGATAATCTTAATAAAAAAACTGACAACATTTTAGATGACGTACCGTTTGATACAAATGGATAAACGAATTAAGAACTTTAAAAATTTTTTGTATTTATGTTGGAAACACTTAAATCTACCAGAACCAACACCTATACAATACGATATAGCAGACTATCTTCAGTCATCTGACAAGAGATTAGTTATAGAAGCCTTTAGGGGTGTAGGCAAATCATGGATTACTTCAGCATTTGTCTGTCATCAATTACTTCTAAACCCACAACGTAACATATTAGTTGTATCTGCTTCTAAAAGTAGGGCTGATGATTTCAGTACATTTACACAAAGGTTAATAGGTGAGATGCCTTTATTGTCTCATTTAATACCTAGAGATAACCAAAGACATTCAAAAATTAGTTTTGATGTAGCACCTGCGTTAGCATCACATGCACCAAGTGTTAAGTCTATGGGTATTACAGGACAACTTACAGGTTCACGTGCAGATTTAATTATTGCTGATGACGTAGAGTCCGCTAACAACTCACAGACGCAACTTATGCGTGATAGACTTGGTGAGACAGTAAAAGAATTTGATGCAATCATAAAACCAGAAGTAGGACGTATTATATTTCTAGGTACACCTCAAACAGAAATGTCATTATACAATGACCTAGAAGAAAGAGGTTTTAAAACTAGAATATGGACAGCACTATATCCTGATAAAAAACAAAGAATTGGTTATGGTCATAAACTGGCTGAAATGATTGTAGACACAAAAGAATTAGAAGGTAAACCTACAGACCCTAAAAGGTTTGACGAGGTAGACCTTATGGAAAGACTTTCAAGTTACGGTAAAAGTGGATTCAACTTACAGTTTATGTTAGACACTACTATGTCTGACGCTAACAGATACCCTCTTAAATTAAATGATTTAATTGTAGCATCTGGTTGTTCTACATGGAAGGAAGCTCCTGCTAAAATACAGTGGGCTAGTTCTCCTGAACAAATAAAAGCTATAGACCCTGAGTTACCTAATGTGGGACTCAAAGGTGACTATTACGTAGCACCTATGAATATGTCTAAAGAATTTACACCATTTGAGGGCACTATTATGTCTATTGACCCTAGTGGTCGTGGAGAGGACAAAACAGCGTATGCGGTGCTTAAAATGCTTCATGGAGTGCTATATTTGACCTCTGTAGGTGCATTAGATGGTGGCTATGATGAAGATACTTTGTATAGATTGTCTAATATAGCTAAGAAAAATGATGTAAACTATGTAGTTATTGAGAGTAACTTTGGTGACGGTATGGCAACACAGTTGTTAAAACCTATAATGGCTAAAGTACACCCATGCGAAATAGAAGAAGTAAGACATAATATACAAAAAGAGAAGCGTATTATAGATACCTTAGAGCCAATTATGAATAGTCATAGGCTTGTGGTAGATGACTTACTTATTAAAGAAGACTTTAAATTAGAACCTGACCATCAGTTGTTTAGACAGATGACTAGGTTGACTAGAGACAAGGGAGCTTTGAGACATGATGACCAAATTGATGCTGTGGCTATTGCCGCTAATGCTTGGGTTGAGCGTATGGACAGAGACCAA